AAGTACCCTGCACTGGTCGTAGTTACTCGGTAGAGTCATATCATCCAGTATAGCTCTCTCAGCATCTAGCATGGTCTCTACTGTGGTGAGAGGGTTAAACGGTTTAATCCTAAAGGCCATTTTTACAGTGAGGGTATGCTCTACCCTCTGCAGGGTAGTACCACCTCTATTAGCATCTCTATAGAGGTCAGTGTTTACAGTCTGCATATCTATAGAGAAAAAACGACCATCACCACTTATCGGTAAATTAGTCTCATCTATAGTAAATGGAGTATTACTAAAGATAAAACCAGAGGCCTCCAGTATGGTTTTTGCAGTCTGGTAGACTGATTTTAAAGTAGCCTGAGCCATTTAGGGTAGTCCATTTAGAGGCCATCCAGGTGGTACACCTAGCCAGAGTGAGGGTACAGCAGAGTTTTTATCATCTGCATCTATGGTACCATCCTGATCTGAGTCATAGTGGAAACTCACAGTATCCCACTCTGCAATATAAGCATCTCTGTATGTTTCCCATAGATCATGGTACCTGCCATCACCTACAAAAGTGGTCATATCTCTAAAGATTAACTCTAGTGCTTTAAATAAGTGCATATCAAATAGAGCATAGCTATCCAGTATCAGAGCTGGTCTTTTACCTCTTTTGATTAGGTCTCTGTTTAGCACTTCCCATGCAGTTTTAATATAGTCTAGCCAGTTACTGATACTGGTAGGCCTGATATCATCTAGCTGGTTATGCCTCATGATTAGATCACTATCCTTTACCAGTGGATAGAGCTGATGCCTCACTAGCATACCAGATCTCCTGATAGTAGTGGTGACACCTGTAGAGGTGGTGATAGTCCACAGCTCTAGCATCATATCACTCAGGTTTAGATCCTTAGTATCTGCTGCAGAGATGGCATAGCTGGCAGATACTGAGCCACCTACAGTAGCACTCTGAGCATCTACTACCACCTCAGTACCGTTTTTTAAAGTGAGGGTAGCTGCACTCAGGGTATCTTTAGTAGCTCCATCATCTATAAAAACATTTAGCTGCAGAGTAAATGCCTCGTTACGAGGTATGATCCGAGGCAGTCCGTTATAGTCTGGAAACACTCCATTGATATAAGCCATGCTAACTCCACTGGTTTAAAAGAGTATAACTAAAAGTGGTGTACCCTGTTACCTCTATCTGCTTTTGAGCCAGTCTCATCATCTCTAAAAACCCTGCAGTAGTGGCATGGACCTGGCACCCTCCAGACCATTTACCTACAGAGTAGCTAGACTTATCTTTAACCTCATCATACGGCTGCATGGAACTGGCATGGATATTTATACCAAACCAGCCAGTAACTACCTCTGAGCTGCAGTTAGTATCCAGCACCAGATCTCTGTTATCATCTCTGTAGACCTTGACAGGTGCACCAGTCTGCACCAGAGCCAGGTACCTGGTAGAGCCATGCAGGCCCATCTCATAGGCACCCCTATATTGGTCAGGTACCAGTATAGCTGTACCCTCCACTTTAAAATCCTCACTGGCTGTAGCTAAATAGTAGGCGCCAGGATCAGTAGTGGCAGGCCAGTAGTCTACCTGCCACAGTCCACCTACCTGGTAGGCACACCCTATGAGATCATCATAACTATCAGCAGATCTGCTGGTAGCTCTGATACCAAATAGGTTTAGATTATAGTCACCAGTAAACACTGCATAGCCTAAACTCTGCATATGCTGTAGCACTGGAGGCAGCATCTAAACCCCTATCAGGCTGTTTTACCTTTTAAAGCTACCCATGCAGATGAGATGCGAGCATAGATAGACCAGTCAGCGTCTGGTGCATCAGTGCGTAGATAGATCGAGCCATCAGGCTCAGTGGAGGTAGGCCCACCAGCTCCTGAGGTGATGGTAGGTGTAGCACTATCCAGCTCATCTGCTGAGGCTTTTACACCTACACCAGTAAAACTCCAGGTGCCACGCTCTTTTTGTTGAAAAGTTAAAGCCATTATTACTCCTTTAAAGTAGCTGGTCTGTTAGGGTGTCTCTTTTCAAAACCTTTAACACGATCTGTAGTCTCTCTTTTAATCTGCTCATAGCTTTTAGAGCTGCCAGACTCTTTACCCTGCTGGTGTATACGCTGACTGAGCCTCTCTAGAGCCTCTCTGTAGCCTAACTTCTCAGGCATTTTTACCACCCTTTTTAGCCTTTTTAGATCGTTTAGGTGGTGCACTAGCCTCCATTAGGCTCAGTTTAGTGCTCTCGTTTTCAATGTGTTTAGCTATCATAGGGTTATGGATCTGGCTGATCTTCCTATTAGCTCTGCTCCTCTGTCGTTTAGAGTAGAGCTTTACTACTCCTGACTGTATAGCTGGTATCATTTTGCGTCTGAGCAGCTCTCTCCTAAACTCGTTGTATGCCTCTTTATCTCTATTAAAAGTAACAGAGGCATTATTGCCAGCACCTATAGTCTCAGGCTCTGCAAAAATATCTACCCACACTGTACCGTATTTACCCTCTATAGCTCTGAGGTAGCCTGAGTCATTAGGCTCATTATCTAGCCACTCACACTCCTCAGGGTTTATAAATATCCAGCCATCATCTACAAACTTAGCTCTGGCTGAGGTCTCGTTAATGCCACCACCTCTCAGGCCTTTAATACCGTTAATACCAGGTACCTGCCTCCAGCGTTTAAGCATCGGTAACCACTCTGCAGTGCCATCATCACTCTGGATAAAGTCCCAGGAGTTAGGGTGAAACATGTACACCCACTGTGGATTAGGTCTGGCGTTTAGTAGCTGCCTGGTACCTTTAGGCTTTTTGGCTGGTAGGGTAGAAAATTGCATAGTAACTCCTCAGGGGTTTAAAGGTGACTAGCCAGCTACAGTGAAAACCCCTGAGGTAAAAACCATAGCCAGCCAGCACCAGGTTTTAGTTATCAGTAACGATACCTACGATCCTGGCCTGCTCAAGTACTGCCATGCCAAAGTAGGCGTGACCGATAATTTGAGTGTAGCCAGCAGCAGCACCTGCACCACGGTTAAACTCTACCACTACTTCACGGTCAGGTGATGTCATGATAGCACCAGGTACTGGTTTTACTGTGGCTGATTTATAGCCTAGAGCATCCACTCCCCACATAGCACCCTCATAGTTAGTACCGTTATCGGTAACTCGACTGCTCTTGTGGATGGATACCCCTGCAAAATCACCTACATAGCCTTGACCCTTAATTTTCAACATTTCAGCAGTGGCTGGATTGAAAGCGGTTGACCCACCCTCAGCTCTCAGGCTCTCCTGCAGATCAGCTAACTGGCGAGGTGCCAGCAGGCAGAAGTACGGGCCTGGGACCGATCCTAGTTCGAGCTGGAATACTGCATCATAGTAGTCATCCACACTCATGTTAACTCCTGAGGAACCTACATTAGTAGAGGCAGTAGCGATCAAAGTACCTACTGCAGTCATAAATGCAGCCTCATACTCACCCACTACTGAGCGTGCTAAACGAGCAGGGTTAATGTCATCACCGAAACCAGTTAGGTTAGCGAGATCTGTTAGCTCTCTGAGGATACTGTATTTAGCTACAGTGATATCGACCTCAGCTAGAGTAGGTACAGTGGCTGTGGCAGCAGCGCCATCTGCCGTACTCACCATGATATCAGAGGCATAACCGTCAAGGCCTACCTCACGGATCCTAGAGCCTACAGCTCCAGTACCGTTAATAGATCCCAGGTATGAGATAGCGTCTGTGTTTCGGATAGTGCCTGCATCGTGTAGTAAAACATGGAGTGCAGTGTCAAGTGCTATAGCTAACCTTAGTTCGGTTACTAAACTTGCTTCGGTAATTTGTGCCATGATAGGTCTCCTATAGGTTTAGAAAATAGTAACTCTCTACTGCCTACATAGTTTACGCTATGACCCGTGGCTAATTTACTTTCTTAGTGTAACCGATGCAAAACCCCACTGCTCAGCTAATTTAGGATAAATAGCTGCTTTTTCTTCTACAGTCATATTTTTTACTGACTCTAAACTGATATCTCCTCTGGCTGGAGGTGCAGGTTTAGTGCCGTTATTAGCTGTGGGAAAAGGCGCAGGGGTAGCCTGCTGAGGTGTAGCCTCTGCCTGAGCTGGCTCAGGGGTAGCCTCTGCCTGAGGAGCTGGCTCAGGTGCTCCTAAAATACTTGATAAAATAGGATCATTTTTTATCCCAGTCTCTAGCCACTCACTAAAATTATCTGCTCCAGACTTTTTAAAACGGTACTGTGCCAGGTCCATATGATCTGCATTAGTAATACCTCTCTGGTATAGAGTCTCTTTAGTATTAAACTCAGCCTGCCTGGTATTAGAGGTAGCCTCTAGCTCAGCATATTTAGTCTGCCACTGCTCTAACTGGCCACTGGCCTGAGTCAGCTCATCTACTTGTTTTTGCATAGCACTGATCTGCTCCTTTAACTCTGCAGCCTCAGCTACCTTTTTAGCAAAACGGTTGTAAGGTACTGACTGATCTGCTGTGGGTTTTTCATCACTCATGGTACTACTCCTCAGGGGTTATATCATTAGGTAAAACTGCTTTAAAACTCCCACCTACAGTGCCCATAATGGATTTCGCCTGGTCTGTAGGTAGGTTAAAAAAGGATGATAACATATTTATGCCTGCATCTCTGGGTAATTGGCCTGCTGCCACAGCTACCACTATATTTACTGCTGCCTCTACCTGAGCGCCGTTTAGAGCTGTATCCTGTGCTTTTACTTCACCCTCATTTACAGCCTCTATCATCTCATCTGAATCAGTATCCTCTATAGAGGTAGCATCTACACTGATGGTGACTGCTTTATTATCCTCAGCTATCAGCTCTAGTGCTTTTACTGCAGTCTCTCTATTAACACTATTGATCGCCATATAGAGATCCACTGGTGAGGCTAGGCCTAGCTCAGCCTGTTTACTCCACTCCTCTATCCTCTGTTTTCTCTCCTCTACTGAGAGAGGTAGGCCAGGATAAGCTAACTGCCAGCCTGACTCAGGTAGGTTAGCACCTGTCAACCTATTCCACATAGCTGCAAATTTGTTTAAGGTATCCAGATCACCTCTCCGAGCGTCTACCTCAGACCTCCTCTGAGATGCTCTCACACCCTCATTACTCAGAGCTATAGCAAAACCTGATCGAGGGTTAGCAGCTACTCTAGCTACATCTGTGCTACTGATGCCAAAGTCTAAAGCCAGGACTGCACTGTAGGCTCTGATAGCATCACCTAAAGCTACAGGATCTCCACCTGGCTCAAACTGTCCGATCTGAGGTGGCTTATCTGTAGTGGCCTCAAAATTTAAAAGGCTGGCAGGGTCTGTAGGTATGTATGCCATATTGCTAGTAATATCTGTAGTCTGGTAGCCTCCTGCAGGCCTGACACCTACACACCACCTCTGAGGCCATGAGCAGTCTCTCACTAAATGCCTCCATAGACTAGTAAGGGTAGCTACTACGAGGGTGCCATCGACCAGCTCAGACCCTTGATAGGGATCAAATAAACCTGAGCTGCCAGATCTCTGAGCGTGATAGAGCACATACGGTAGGTATGGCGTACCGTCTGCATAACGGTAGGGGTAAGCATCACCCCTGAGACCACCCTTGACACCTAAAAACTGCTCACTGAGATCCTCCTCTTTATCTTCTGAGCCACTGAGGATCATGTAGTAGGGGTTATATGGATCAGCTATAGAGACCACATCTCTGCACCACTCATAGCCTTTACTACCTGCACCACCTTTACCAGTGTACCTCTGGCGATACTCACAGAGCTTTACAGGTAAATCAGGCTCATCTGCAGAGCCATAACCGTAGACTAGATCAGGGGTAACGATCCTCACATTTATCCTAGCAGAGTTAAACTCAGTATCCTCTACAGGGTCTAATCTATAGAGACCCTCTCTGAGACCTACTGTTATTACCTGTAGTCTCCTGGCCTGACTCCAGAGGCCTGCTCTACTGAGCTGCTCACTCAGCTCCTCAGCAGATCCATCCTCCTCATGGCTCACTATAGGTGCCTGATCATACAGCACAGAGAGCTGGTTTACAATATTCCTAAATAAACACTTTGATCTATCAGGTTGTCCCCATGCCATCCGTCTAGAGGTATCTATCTCTCTGGCTAAAAACTCCTCTAGATCAGTCTGCCAGGTACCACTGAGGAGCCTGAGCCTGAGCCTACTATGAGCCATCCTCTCTCTATCATAGTTATCAGGTGGGTTAGGTGGTGTTAGTGTATCGTAGGTATCTGGCATAATAACCCTGCCTCTATAAAAATCTCAGTCTGTGATAGGCCTGATCATACCCTAACAGCCTCTGAATAATATATCTAGTAGCATCAATACCATGCTTTAGGTCATCAGTATTTTTACCAGTGTAGTGGCTAAAGGCTTTAGTGAGGTACTCACAGTGAGGGTGGATCGTGATGTCACCTCGTTTAAACCCATAGTTTAAAATACGCTCACCCCATGATACTGATCCTGCACTTTTCATAGCTGAGGTGATATGAAAAGGAGGCCTCTGCAGCCTGAGCTTTTTAGTTATAGCTGCTGTGATGGCGTCTGATATTTTCATAGCAGGGTAGCCTTTACCCATAGAGTTTATATCACCTACTGCTACAGTAACCTCATGAGGTTTAATATGGTTACGGTCTAGCATCTCTAAAATACCTGCAGCATCATCCTCAGGATCAGTCCTGCTCTCATTACGGTACTCATCTAGTATCCATACTCTACCCTCTACATGAGCTACCAGCACTGCTACCTGGCTACCTATTTTCTCACCATGATCTATACCTAACCCTATATCTACCTCACCTGTAGGCCTAACATCAGTGATGCACCTCTCATCATAAGCATCAAAGTACCTTGATCTGGTCTCACCATGCCAGTGCCCATGCAGCCTCTGTGCTCTCTCATGAGGTAGGTAGCTATCAGCCATCAGAGCTATCTGCTCTGCTGATAGATGTGGACAGTTAGCAGGGGTTAGATCAAACCTGTGATAGCTTATCTTGCCTCTATTAACCTCATTTAATAACCACTCTACTGGACGGTTAATAGGAGTCAGAGTGAGGTACATACCTGTTACACCAGGCTCATACTTGACCATGAGTCTAGCCAGCAGCTCAGAGTACAGCTCCTCTGGTGGTGGCTCATCTATCCAGATAAAGTCCAGGGTAGCAGAGGCATGAGCTAGAGTATCCTGAGAGGCAGTCACCACCTCTATCAGTGATCCGTTAGTGAGCTTGATCCTCTGGTTTACAAAACCTCTCCTATCATTAAAATCATAGCCATCTATCATAAATTTAGGGATCACTGCCTGCAGTCTTTTCTGTACAGTGAGACTCTGCTTTATAGAGTAGGTCACTACCCTACCTGTAACAGGTGGCTTTTTTACTTTACGCCAGGGGTGATCTCCAGTCATGATCCATGCAGTCTCACAAGCTCCACTGTGACTTTTACCAGACTGGTTACCACCTGCCAAAAGTTTTATAAAGCTAGAGTCTGCATGAAAAGCAGGCCTAGCATCTCCGCACCTATACTGCTCAAACCTCAGAGGATCTCTCTTTAGCTCATGGTAAAACTGTATCTGCTCAGGGGTTAGTGCTGTATTCACAGATGCTCCATACTGCTATTATAACTATCCAGCATACTACAATAGAGGGTAGCACTACCCTCCAGTTAGGTCTAATTATGGTGTCAGGGGTTTTAAACATTTACTCTCCAGTGAGATTTTAGTAACACCTCCTCCACCTACCTGACCACCTGACCAGCTCTGACCACCCTACCTGGTCAGCTAGTAGCTCAGGTACTATCGGTACTATGGCTCAGTGAGGCTCCTCCTGACCACCTGTTTTAGAAAACTCCTCTAACAAAACTGCAATCATAACCGTCATTTATGTATATGTAATTTTGGGATTATGCTGGTCCGGTGGGATCTGGTAGGTTTAACCTGGCATATGAGCTGGTCACGACCTGGTCACTACCTGGTCACCTGGTCACCTGGCATAAAAAATACACTGGTACTATTTTATTTACACTGGTACTATTTTTCTATCCGGTCAAAAAGTGTCCGGTTCAATAAAGTACCAGTATATTAAAATAGTACCAGTTTAACAAACTATCGAACCAGGCTCCAGAATGGTACCAGTTTAGCTAAAAACGCTAGACGCAAAAGGTAACAGTCAAGAGTCTGTAGGCCATGTCCATGAGAGTCTGTATCAGGTGTGCTCCCTATACTTCACTCATAACAAAATATTTTGAAAAAAATTATTATACTATTACTTTTATCACACATCCCATACAGATATAGTGTAGTTACAACCTATATTATTT